CCTTGTCATTTAAGGATGGGTCTAGGCGAGAACGGTATACGTTTTCGTCGTTCGCCTCTGTGTCCCCATGGCGTTGAAGTAACGCTATCAGCTTCTTGGCCATGTTATCTCCTGTAAAATTCGATGTAGTCTGCAGCTTTTCTGAGTAGTTCTGGATTATCTTGGAAGTAGCCAAGCCCACCGTTGCATGTTCGACACAAAAGTCCACGTGGAATAGGTGGTTCTACGTGCTCATGGTCAGCATCGAGATTTCGAACACTTGGCTTTCCACATATAGCGCATAGTCCATTTTGTTCTTTGAACCTTGCATCGTACAGTTCCATACACCAACCTACTAACTTTAGAGCATGACGACGCATGGAAACTTTCCAAAGTTCTCTGTGAGTTCTGTGGTACTCTTTGCAGTACTCTTTGTGCTTCTTCGAACTTGAATTTGGCATTACTTCCTCCTGAATAGGTCGAGCGGGAGGAGATTCAGGCTCCTCCCAACTCTAGCCCATGGTCGCTAAACCATGAGATTCGTATACTCGGCGGCTGTCGGCTTTGGCCCTGAGGATTGACACAGGAGCGGTGCACCTATCATGACCGAGTTTTGTTAACTTAACGCCTCAATTGACGAGGCAGTTGCTCACCACCTTGTTGAGGTGGTTGTTGCGCTTCTTTTGGAGCCTTGAGTGCTTCAGGAACTGCCTTAGCCGCAACTTTGTGCTGAAGCTGCTGGTCGGCTTGCTGCGCGAAGTCCTGAGCCGTGGCATTGATTTTCATCTTTGCCAAAGCCTGCATTGCAACATTTGGAGGCATCTTCGACACATCGACCGAGATGGACTCTGAAGGCGGTTTGTCAGGCGGTTGGTTCTGCGCGGCAATCTGTTTGGCCATCTTCAAGTGCTCTGACCAGTGCATGTGCACGTTCTCGTAACCTGCTTGTTGCTGTGGATTACCACTGTGGAACTTCTGTCCCTCTGTGGAGTTCATCCACTCGAAACACTCGTTCGCTTCTACAAGGTGGTTTTCACTCTCGTCCTGAGCAACTGGAACCGTGCTAATTTGCGGTGGGGTGGCTTTCATAGCCTGACCCAACTGAGCAACCATGGCTTCATGCTGTGGCAGAACTGGTTGTCCAGTCTGTTGAGCCTGCTGCATACCTGACGTGGCTTGCTTCATGGCGTCTTGCATCTGAAGGAACTGAGGATTGTCGTGCGGACCTGTCCTCAATAAGACTTCAAACTCATTACGCTGTTTAGCCGCTGACGATGCACCTGGGATTTTGAATCCCTTCATACGCAGCGCATCCAAAACTTCAACTGAGTTGGACGGCGAGAATATGATGGCGTTCAAGGCTTGGTTGGTTGCGCCCTGTGTGATAAGTTCCTTTAACTTGCCTTCTTTCTGTTGCCAAGTTTCTGGGAAGGCTGGATTGTTCTCTGCATAGCAAAGGACATTTCCTGCCAGCAAGTTTGCAGTGTTGACCGCAATGTTGCCCTTACCTTTGATGTTCTGTCGGATCGTCTTACCATCTCGACATTCGGCTGCGCACTTCACGGCCTGTTGCGCTGCGGCTGCAAACATGTCCTGTACTGAATTCCACGGACATCCTACACGCTGCAATGCTTGGTCACGCTGAATTACTGCATTGCCTACCGTGTTCTCGCCAGTTGCGGCACCGAACAATGAAGGCAGAGCGCCCGAGATTTCCTCGGACAAACTCGTGATGAACCATTTGATAAAGTCAGGCAACGCGGCTTGCGGCTGCGGAGTAGGCTCTACCATGATGTACTGGGCTTCTAACGTGAGTCCAGGTTGCGGCAGGAAAGGTCCTGTGCTTCCTGGGACGTTTGGTTGAGTCTTGAGCGCTTCCATATCGAAAGCGTCAGCGTTCATCCACTTCTTGGGGACGGTTCGTTTGAAGAAGTCGTCCAACAAATCTACCCAGTCATTGATTCTTTTCTGAATCGAGATGAGCATCGTACCCATGGCTCTGCGGTTCTGACCTTTGCCAGCCCACGGGTGACCGATAACAAGGTGGTCGTCCATGCTCTCGTTACGTGAGAAAGCGTACTCTTGCCCAGCCCTGGCCAGCAATGCTCCGTTAGGGAATGCTTCCAGCAACTCGGCCTTCGCTTCATCGCTCACTGATTGGTCTAGGAACATTGACGGCCTAAACCAAGAAAACTTTACTGTACTGTGTCGGTTCAGAGAGTCGCCAGTGACGTACGCACCAACTACTGCTTGGCGCACATTCTCTCTTGCGATTCTGTCCAACTGAGTCTCTGACATCCCATCGGTGCCTGGATTGATCTTGCTGGCAATCCACGGGAACATACCACGAACTACCGCTACGTCTAAGTCTAGAGACAACTGCACGAACTGCATGAGGTCAAACGTATCAACAGCGATAGGGACTTTGTGATCCAATTTTCCGTGTACGGTTGTGACTTCTCTTCCAAGAGGCTTTCTGTCGTCGCCTGCATTGCCTGCTTCTGTGAGCAGGTCTTCACCGCCGTTGGTTGGCTCTGGCTCCTCTTCGGATGGCTCCTCGGATGTTTGCGCGTCCAGTACGTCGTCAAGGGCTTCTTGTCCCGTTGGCTCTGCGTCTGGCTCATTGAATACGTCTTCAGGAACGGTTGGTACTTCAGTTTCTCCTTCGAAACCGTACTTTTGTCCGTTCAACTCGTAGCGCGTCCACATAAGGACACGGTCTTCATTCCAGAAAATCCTTGCGCACTCGGTGAGCAAACTGTGAAGGTTATTGTTACGCGCCCATATCTCTTTGAATCTGTCGGCCTCTTCTTTTGCGACTCTGTCTGGGCCGTACTCTGGGTTTACTGGGAAGAACTCGACCTTAGGGACTTCACGCGCTAGTGCTGCGACAATGATGTCACCTTTGGGGCCGTAGATGTTGGTATCGTAAATTGAAGCGGTGTTCTTCTGGTCCTTGGCGCTGTATCCTGTACCAGCACCTGGGAGTTGCCATCCGCCTTGCTTGCCACGAAGTAGATGTTGGTACCCACGCTCAAAGTGCAGCGCTTCCCACGCTTGCTCTACTTCCATGCGGCGTGCGGCTGTGTCAGTCTTGGTTGCTATGTTGTCGAGACCAATGAGGGCACCACGTGCTGCATCGCTGAGTTCTGCGAACGGCTCAGGGCTGTACGGGAACGGCGCAAAAACCCCAAGGGGACTACTGTTCGGACTCTCGGGCTGGGAGTCACTTCCTCCCTTAGCACCTTCCATGCCTGTACCAACATTACTAGGTGTTGAAGTTTCCGTTTCCATTTACTTTACCGTGCCTCTCTAAGTACTCAGCCGCCAATCGGCAAATATTTGGATCGTCTTTCAACAACCCCAGAGCCATGTTGCACGCCCTGTGCAAAAAGTCTCTGATCTGCATGGTATCGTGGTCGTGGTCTAAGTTGGGAGTAGAATCAACGTTGGTCAAAGGTTGTTTACAAAGTCCGCATAAGTCACCAGCCGCACGCTGCGCTTCTCTTCTCGCCTCATACTCTTCAATGCTTATTCCAAATTCATACTTAATGGTGTTGGCTTTTACTTTTCTTCGATGGGAAGGAGTGTTGTTATACAACTCTCTTCGCATAGCCAACCACTCTGGACTTTTAGTTCTGAGTCTTTTCTTCTTGTTGATTTCTTCTCGGTGCGCATCTTCGTATGCACGTTTACAAGCGTCGTTTTTCGCTTTATCTTTGTACGGCATTGTGTCCCTCCATAGGACGCTCAAAGCGGGTGATGGAGTCACCCGCCGAGCTACTCCACGTTAATTAAGCGTGGGATTTTATTAGAAGTGCCCAGAACATTGTCCCTGGCTCCGAGCACCCGACTTAGCTTCGCAGATTGGGATAGGTCTCCGCTAATTTGATCGTTCCTAAACTTTGGTGCTCCTTAGTGATGCATTGCGGCGAAGCCTTTGGCTGACGCCTTCATGTGCTTGACGTGCGAACTGTCTCCTGGTTTTGGTTCCTTCTCGGCGGCAGTTAGCGTCTTGCTGCGAGGAATACCAAGTGCATCATGGAGACCACCCTTCTTCACACTGAACGAACCGTGTGAACCAAGGTTAACTTTGTGTGAATTATGTCCGATTGCCACGGGTGTTCTCCTTAGTAAACGTTGACGCCGTTGTTGCCACGTTTCTTCGTGGCTTGGGCGTTGCTTCCTTTGCGGATTCCCATCGTGACTCTACGGAACGAACTCGGGTTCTGATCCTTAGCAGACATCGGTGCTTGCTGCGGCGATGGGTCTAGCTTGGTGCGCTTTCCTAATCCTATGCTCATGCGAGTTTCATGCTCCCTCTGGACAACTGCCCACCTGAGTCCACTCGGGGACCCTTCTTTTTCTTGGGCGCTGTCATTGGTGCTTCACCCGACATCCACGAAGGCATCGTTGTGGAATCCAGTGACGGTGCCGCTTCGGTAGACGTGGCTTTCTTTCTTCCTAATCCATTCATTTCTTTCTCCCTAGCCCAGGCGCTTTCCGTTTGGGAAGCGTCTTACCTTTAGTGGCTGCATCCCATTCAGCGAGGTTCTTTCTTCCGAACTTGTCTGGGTGCGTGTGCGCCCATCCTGCTTGTGCTTGGCTGACGAATGGCATGGCAACTCCTTACTGTGTGCCGCCGACCGCAGAGGCCGACGTGGTTGCGCCAGCAGGAACCGTGATGATCAAACCGCTGGACACTAACTTGACAGTCAGTGATGCAGTGTTCCCGTTGCCGCTGATAGCAGTGACCGTACCGAGGACGGTGCAGGAATCTCCTGGCTGTCCGTAACTCTTGCCATTTAGTGATACGGCGTAATGTGGGTTAGACGTGTCGTTCGAGTGTTGCACTGCGTTGGCATCGTTCCCTTGGTGCACAAACGTTGCTGGCGTCAGCACAGTTCCCGACGTAACCAAAGCCAGTTGACTTGGGTTAGTAGAGCCGAACTCTGCTTGAGAAACGACCGTGGCGATGATAGAAACTTGGTCACCGATGAAGACTTGCTTTCCTAACGAATTCAGTGCTGCCATGGGTTCTCCTTATACTAGGTCGGCAGCTTCGTGCTGCGGAACTTCGTCGTTGTCGCCTTCGGAACTTGCGCCCTGTTGATCTGGGTGTGTACGTCTCTTTACGCTGCTGGCCTGAAGTTCTCCACCTGCTTCGTACGCAAGTGCGGGGTCCGTGAAAGCTGCGTGGTGCTCGTGACCGTCTTCAAACTTGGCGTGAACTGTGTGCTCACCCTTGTCGTGGTCGTGCGTGTACGTCACTTGCGAAGCAACTCCGTGGTGTTGTACGGCCTCGCTTGGCGTGCCTGCTTCGGCTTCTGTGTCACGTGGATTGTCATGGCTCTCATCGGAGGCAGGTGCATTCACCTTATCGCTACCGTGCTCCATGGGAGTTGACTTTGGTTCGGGTTGACCTGGGGCTTCGTAATCGGAATCCATCTTCGGCATTCCCCCGCCGTCTTTCGAGGCGTGCTCTTGGTCCTTACGTTTCCCGACGAACGCACTTCCATACTTCTCACCTGTCTTGGTTGTGTACATGTTGTCTCCTTAACCTAGAAGGTGATCGAACTCACCTGGGGCTTCTGGTTCTTGCTTCGGCATTCCAAGATGCTTCGCGGAAGCGTGTGCTGCCTGCGCAGTCTTGTGAATGGATTGGTGCATGTGACCATCGGCATGGACAGATGCCACACTGTGGCGTCCTGTGCTCTTATCATGAGTCACAACGATCTTTGATGCTGGGCCATGCGCTGCGGCGTCACTCTTGACATCGTCAGGCACTACATCTTCATTGGTGGCTTCACCGTTCTCGTCCGTACGAGGGTCCTGAGGGTCCGTTTGCTCTTCTGGCTGAGAATTCTCTTCTTGGTTCATTCCCTTTGGCTCACCCTGCTCTACGCTGGTGTCTTCCAGCAAATTCTTGGCTTCGCCTTCGGAATCTGTGCGGCTCATCGGCTTGTTTGAAGTTGGGGCTTTGGGAGCGACTTTCTTGTCGCCTTCGCCCATCTTCTTCATGCCAGACTCTTTTGGCTCTTCACCGAGCATGTGTGTGCCGTCTTCGCTGTGTTTCTCGTCGTAGTTCTTACCAACCATAGAACTACCGAACTTTTTTCCGTCTTTTGCGGTAAACATTGGTTATCTCCTCGTTACTTGCTGCAATCTTTGCAATCTTTCACAAGGGTGCCGAGTTGCTTGAGCAAATCCGCCTTGCTTGTTGCTACTGTCTTACATGGCTCACAATAAGGCTCTGGAATCCAGCCTTTTCGTTGTGACAGCGTCTTTTTCTTTGGCGCGTACCGTGCTCTTATTTCGAAGCCGTTATCTGCGATTTCCACTTCAAAACTTCGCAAGCTGCCTTTATCTTTGTCTTCCA